TGTTTAGCTATCTCTGCGCTATCCCATTCCATGCCGTCTTCTAACGAAAATGCAATCGATATTGTCCACGGCACATACCCATAGAGAGCAATGTAATATTTTGTTTCTTCTTCTGTTGTCATGTGCTTTCCTTCCTCACCCACCCCATCTTCTCTAGCATCTCAGGCATAATCATTAAGCGTGACGATTCAATCTCAGGCGGTGCAGCAAACAACGGCATCGTGCGTGTGTCTGACTTCGCACCCATTGTGACCGTCTCGTATACGCCGAATATGTAACCCTGCAATTCTGTCGGGTCACAGTAGATAATCGGCTCTTTTGCATTGTTGATCTGTTTGATTGTGCTTTGCATTTTTCTTTTTCTCCATCCGACAGCTGTCATTTAGCTACCCGAAATACGGATCTCCCCTGTGAAATCAAATACTGATTCCACGTTTTCTTTACGTCAGTGTTGGCACTCTTAGTTGGAACCCATCCACCCCGCTGCTCAATAAAATATTTGCCGCGCTTACGTAGGTATTGACGTGCATCTTCCATACGCAGAGCATGACTTGCGTTGTACACCGTTGGGATGTGCTTGTAATTGAACACGTCAACATAGTCGTTGTTTGGATCGATGTAATTAAACCGCATGAGCAAGTGCTCGGTGTGCATCTTTAGTTTTTCAACGAAGTTCATAGTATCTCCTATGATGATAACAACGATTGAACCTGAGCTTTCAGCGTGTTGACCTGAGCTTCCAGTGCGTACATTTTTGTAATAGCGATATCCATGATGTCATTCAACCGTTTGACTCCTTCAGCCAAATCTTTAGTGTGCTCAGCCAAATCATCTGTGCTACTAAAATGTCTGTAAAGCAAGTCATCGATTTCTTTGATGTCTTGTGTATTTTTGTCTATTGCATCTAAGTATTCCTTAGTAAAAAGCACGACAAATCTCCTATTTATATTTAGGTAAACAAGTTACTTCAATGATTGATGGGACAATCTGATTGTTCACCTTGCGTTTAGCGTTGATGAGGATAGGGCGTGTGCCTGCGGCTTCACACTCGTTGATCGCTGCAATAACTTCTGAGCGAGACATGGGGGGCATCTCTTTTTCAACTGCAAGGGCGGTGACTGCTTCAGGTACGGTGATGCTATTAGACGCAGTGCTGCCAAGATTGCTACACCCAATAAGCGATAGAACCAATGACGCTATAAGAATATTCTTCATCGTAACTCCTAGTGTTTTATTGATCTTCAACCCCATCGTTCCTTGTCCATATCAAACGGATTTAAGTCTCGGTTGATAAAAAAATACAGGATACAAATGAAGATGATGAACGCCCAAGCTAGAAAGCCGCTCACCGCGAAGAACAAAAAGATTATGTTGAAGAGAACCTCTTCCATGCTCATCTCCAAAAGGCGGGGTACTCGCTGCGTCTGCGCCTTTATGAATTGGTAGCCAATCCCAAGCACAGCATCCGCTTTCCCCCATAGATCAAGACTTGATGAACCGTTGCTCGTGTGGCGCTTTCTTACCACGTGGTTTGGGGGGTGATGGCGGTGTGTAGCGCGACTCTTTCAACTTCTGTTCGCGCTCACCCTTTGGCAACTTCCAGTGATCAGACCACTTCGCCATTGTTCGCCTCGTGCATGGACACCAACTTGTCTAAGTAGTGGCGCGCTTTCTTGATGTCCTCGATACCACCTTTGTCCTTGTATCGCGCTATGTATTTCACAGCGTTACCAGTGAAGAACCCAAGACCCCAAGAGTGAATTGCATCCCACGGTTGAATGGAATGTTTCTTGTAGTGATTGCCACCGATTTGAATATCATCAGGTGTTGTCACCACTTGCACGGTTGTGAGTGATTCAGGTTTAGCAACTGCTTTTTTCACCTTAATATTTTCTGCTCTCTTCATGTCGTAGCGCGTGTTGTATACCGCTTGCAGTGACACGTCTAGCGCAGCGACAATTTCAGCAGGTGCTTTTCCTTTTAACAACATCGCACGAATCTTTGCTGCATTACTTTTCTTTTTAACTCGCATAACTATTCCTCTATGATTGAACTAAGTTTATCGACATTACTTTCATCTACTACAACTGCAATACCACCACTTTCTCTGATACGTTTTAGATTTAACTCTTGTAGTGCTGTAGGTTTGTTACCACCGGCTTTGCACTCTATACCATAAAATTTACCTCTGCAACAAATAACGAAGTCGGGTACTCCTGAATTGCCATACCCTCCGGTCATCGGCATCGTGTAATAAGCCCCTATACGATTAAGATGATCCTTCACTTTCTTTTTTATTTTGCTTTCAGGTGTTGCCATGTATCTCTGCTCCTTGTAAAGACCTTAAACATTCAAGACTTATAACAACTACATAAGTTTGTTTGTTAAATCTCCACCCTATATCACTGAATTCAGAAGGGAAAGTATTTGTGTAAATAGACATATTTATGTAAATAGACATAGCAGAAGCGGGGATTCCTCTTTTTATGTACCCTTTGTCGTCGTGCGCTAAGATCATCGACAACTTCATACGAACTTCATCCGGCAAATTCTTCTCCGTGATGTATCGTATAAGAGTGTCATGTACGAAAATCTCCCACTCATCCTCGTGGCGCATCATTACAACACGCCACATCGGTTTGTCTCTACATCTAATCGGTGTGAACATAGGTTTTAGTACGGATGTAACGGCTCGTACAACAGCCTCATCGCGCGCGCTCACGCTAGCGTGACACAATAAAATGATGCGGCTTCCACAAACTTGGTTTTATGTTTTCGCCGTACGCAATCGCGCCATAGGCGGGCAACCTAATATCGTTCGTCGGGATATAACCATCCTCATCGAATGTTGTTACATCAGGCTCTACCGATAACCGATGCGTCTTACACATCGCTAAAGAAACAAACAACTCTTTGCGTATCTCATCGGGTAGATCTTTAAGATCCTTCACAAAATATGAAGGCATGATGCTCTTTGCCAACCAACCTGATGGACGATCCACAAAAGTTACTGCGCTAACCGAATATCCGTGAGAATATTTACTAACTACCCATGCGCCTTTTTCTACGATCTCACTTACGCGATCCTCTCGTGTCTTAATTGATTTCTCTGCCTCGCGGTACTTCTCTCGTTCTTGTCTCAGAACTTGAGCAAACTCTTCAGGAACCTGATCGAGTGCTATTTCGCCAAATACTACCTTCATCGCATACATTGTTGTCGCGCCACGTAAACTGTTTGCGGGGTAGCCATCTGCACCAAAATTTAACTGTAGGTCACGGAACATACCGCCTAACGCTTGGTAATATCTGTCGATCGTCTCTGAACGTGCTATATGAATATTTTTATGGAGATTACGCGTGATGTAGCTAGGAGATGTGCTCACTAAAGTATGACGCGACAGACTGTCGGATGCGCTACCCCTCGTCTTAAGCTCTCGTCTTCCTGTTTGTACCGAAAAACTTTTCTCATCAGTTTTGTACCCAACAGCGAACACTGGAACGAAAGTGTCTTTATCCGCTAAAACAATCATCTGTGATTTCTTAGGCGTCTCAAACTTATCTGCCTCGGCGTCTGCGCTATAATCGTCCTTTGGTATAAAAGATGCACTAGTGATAACCAACTGACGTTGACTCATCTTGTGGATGTCCGCAGCTATACCGAACTGTGGGTACTTCTTAACCCTTTCCTTTGCATCGTGGTAATTATCATAAAATTGGGCGAACACTGAATCTGTTACGTAGCTCATGATGCTTCTCCTGTTAGTTAATTAGGACGTATGAATTACTTTGCCGTTGGGCGGGCAAGTGAAACTACGGTTCTGCGTTACGATCCACAGCGTTGGCGTATTGACTGACCATTTGTTTAGCCCATCAACGAAACCATCTGTAAATACAATTACGCACTGTGAATTGATACGCTTCTTAGCTAGATACTCGCTCACACACGAAACGCTAGTACCGCCACCGCCTTTGGGTTTAAGCAGTTTGCGTAGTCCGGTGTAATCTTCTTTGAACACTTGCTCACCGTGCACCGCCGTGTCCCACCACAACACACGAACTTTCTCCGGTTTGCACAGATCGCATAAAGATGCCAGTTCTTCTGCCGCCGCTGATAAATCCTGCAAAGAAATCGAGCCTGACGTATCGACAGCGAATACAACCTCGCCCATAACTTCATCTTCGGACGATGGAGTCAACCAATCATCTGCCAGACGACGGCGATTAAACTTGCGCCAAGATAATTCTTCAGCACCTCGTATCGTGCTGATGTAATACTGCGCCAACTCTTTTTTCCAGTCGACCTTCTCTGAAAGCATATCGACCAACTGACGTGGTGCATTCACACCGAATCTACCTGCAAGCAACGAACCTTGGCGCGCGGCTTCCTCAACTTCTTCGCTGAGCTTTTTCAAATCCTCAGCCGTCTTACCATCCATACCGCTAGAGTCATGCTCGTCCATCGGTTCAATAGAGAACGTCTCCCCGCCGACAGTTACTTGTTCATCACCTGATGAACTCTTACTTCGCACTGGCTGACCCTTGTCACCTGCACCTTTACTAGGATCGCCGTGCCCACCCTTACCTGCGTCACGACCGTTCTTCAAGAAGTCGTATACCTGACGCACAGACCACCCATCGAACTTGGGATCGTACAGTCCACCTTCGGGCAACTTGCACAGCGTCTTGTCCTTCAGGTTCATGATGACCGCGTTGACCACATAGTCCATCGCAGCGTTGGCTAGTCTCGCGTCTTCGCGCATCAAGTCACGGTGACGTGGAATGTGCATCAACTGAACATGCAAATTCTCATGCAGATCCAGTGCAGACACCTCCTCCACAGTTAATCCCTGTAGGAACTCACGACCGTAACGCTTGTTGAACCCATCGGTATATGCTGTTGGTACACCTGCGTCGATAGATGTTTCACCCATCATGATCACGCCTGCGTACAGGCAAGTCTCAGGATGACGCATCAAGCGCGACCGCGCTTTCTTGAACTTGATATCTACGTCCATGATTTACCCCTCGTTAGTAATTAAAGTAACTCAAGATTGTTCGCCGCCCACTTCTTAACCTCCTCGTTGTTCTTAGCAATCGAGACTGTGCGTTTGTTGTTATAGAGCAAGGTAAAGAATATGCTCTGCAACTCCTCGTGCTTGGCTCGCTTGATGAACTTCATGAACGCAGTAAGATCATCCTGCGTCTCGATGTCATCGACCGCACTGAACATCATCATGAACAACGCCGCAGGTTTCTCAGGCATCGCCACACCCATCGGATCAGAGATCACGTCCATCGTTGAAACAATCTCTTTCTCAAGCATGATGAACGATGCCATCATGTTCGCCGCACTCTCACCGATCGTACCTGCCAACCCTGCCTTGGTCATGTTGTTGCCCAGTTTGTCCGCATTGCGTACAGTCACATCGCACTTAGCGAGGGATCGCGGTGAGCAAAACGAAAGCGCCGGTTTATCAGGGTTGAAGATGTACGGATTATTTTCCTGCCCACCATCAAGATAAGATGCCAAGCAGTTCGGGTTCATCGCCACCCAAGTACGGATGACGCGTGAGATGTTGTTCTCACTTGCCCACAGGTTCCACTCTTTATGGTTAGGTTTCTTCATGCTGACAATCATTACGCGATTACCTGCGTGAGCAAGCATGCCATCGCCCAATCCATCTCGTTGGTTATTACTTGTTGCAAACAGGGTCGATCCATCGGGTAGTGGCTTATCCGATACCATCCGCTCAAGCATCAGCCGAGTAAACATTACCTGAAGCATCTTCGGTGCTTTCATCACCTCGTCCAACATGATGGCCTTTGGCTTAGGCGAGTCCAACTTGAAGAGACTAGAAAAGTAAAACTCTAATTTCTTCGTGCCATGCACAGGAATGTACGACCCCAAGTCCATCACGTCTTTACAAGGCGCATCGACATACACATAGTCATACTTGTCATCGCGCACCTTGTCCGTGCCATCATCCTTCGGACTACGCCAAGCATCGCCGTTATCCTCAGCGAGCATCGCTAGTAAAGATGATTTACCACAGCCGGGTTCTGACTGAACGACGACCGTGATTTCCTTGCCGTAGATTGGAATTGCCTTACGCAACTCGTTGATACTTACTTGGGTAACTGTTGATACAACTGAACGTGCTGACATTTTGCTTCTCCTTAACTAGATTTAGATACTGGATGGACTACACTAATTTTTACTGGTGTGCTGCTTACACTCCTGACAACGGACGGAACTTGTTCAAGATATCGTCTATGTCATGACGCACCGTCTCGCGCATCGCCTCAGACTCACGCAGCATGTCCACATTCAGACCGCTGAGTGTTTTCTCTAGCGAAGCACGTGCTTCCTCCAAGGCCAAGTTATTCGTTAGGTTGAACGATTTGAACGTCTCGCACATCTCCAACGCCTTGCTCACTGTCGTGTCGTAGATCTTGCGCTTGGTAACTTTCTTCTCACCACTTGGTGAGACGCTTTCATCCACGCCACAGCAATGACTGATGCTCGTCATTACATTGATGAACTGCTCTGCTTGTTTGACCAAGATGTCATCAATAATTTTCTTAGTCTGTCTGTTGTACGATTTGAACAAGTCATCAGCCAAGTCCTGCGCCACCTGACAACGATAGTCCGACATCGGAATCTCTGACGTATACAACTCCATGCTGAACTTGTCCGCGATCTTGTCCGATGGGGGATACTCGTTCACGTCGAACATATCACCCTGCACAAACGCCATGTTGCTGACGATGCTTGGGTACTTGGCAACAAAGGCATCGACCAACTTTTTAAACTCTTGCTGATGGTTGCGATACTCTTCCATGAACTTGGGTAGCATGATCTGTGGTAGACAACGCTGCGACCCTGCCCAATCGTAGGCTCGACGCTGCAGCCAATTGTAAACAGTCTGCCGATAGTTCAGTACGCGCTTGTGATCAGGATCGTTGGCTAACAGATGTTTCACGAACCGTCCTGAATCCTTGTCTGCTTTCTTAGATGAAGTCACCTCATCTGAGATCGCTCGGTCTTGCTTGGTTGCAGTCCAAACGCGAACGTCTACGGACACAAGCAATGACGATGTGGCAAGTGAAATGATGTGCTGCGGTTTTTGTAAGTCCATGTTTGCTTCTCCTTGTGGTTCACCACGTTGGTGAATGGTTAGTTAATGTAATACCTGAACTGCAACTGCGACTACAACTACATTATGACATAACTTTACATTTAATGCAACCGTGTGTGTAAAAAAGTTATGCAAGTGAGAACACCATTACGACTGTAACCCATACGGTCAGCATCATTATCAACGCCGTGCCGAATAATTTAATAACCTCACGCATGACTGTTCCCCCGTAAACTAAACGCATCCTTTCTCGCTTCGCGCTCTGCCGCCTTCTTGCCAGTGCAGATCAGCAACGCGCTCGATACCCACGCGTTCAACGCCTCGCGGTTTAGTGTCTCTGCGTCCTCGACGTGAGTCAGAGTCTCCTCCAGTAACATCTTCACCTTCTGCAAACTGCGCTCAGCCTCGATTTGCGCCCAAGCAAAGTCTGTTGCTCGTTGATCAGGTTTCTTCATGGTGCTCTCCTAAAATGGTGCTTCGGGTAATGGTTCAGGTTTCGCCTTGTCGACCTCGATGATCTTGGTTGGCAGACGGTCTTTAAAAAACAACATCGCTGCATATGCTTCCGCACCTCCTCGCGTTTTAAATGTTTCGCTGAGACGTTTTCTATTTGGTACTTCAACGCGGTACTTTGGTTTCATTTCAGCTCCTCCGGTATTTCGATCTCATCACCCATCTTGCCTGCTACATAACAGCGCATCGCGGCAATCAATGGCGTGTTTCCGATGCGATTAAATTTACAATCAGGTTCAAACATACTAGCAACCCATATGCTGACATCATCCCAACAAGGTTCAACCGAAATTTTCTCCCGCTCGATGATCGTGCCGCCTTGTACCCAGTCGGTTGAGGGGCAAAACGGTATCGTGCGGCTAAACATTGGCTTAGGGTATGGCGTGTGTATGCGTATATCACCCCCACGACGATGCTTCGCTATGAGATGTCCTTCACATTGCGCCACCGCCCAATCAAGCGCGGCTCCGGTTAGCTCACTTGTATTGATCTTCATTTTAGTTCCCCCATCTCTTCCAATAGTTTGTCGATCATGTGGTTGGCAAAATCCATGTTGCCGTAGTTCATACCATCTAGCGTCCAGTCCAGCATGGGTAATTCAGTCTTGCCCCTACGCTGTATCGCCATCGCCTCGTCCCTTGTCGGGAACGCATGCTCATACACAAGCTCCGGCGTATCTTCGTCATCCCTGTCGTGGTAGCCGTAGTAGCCGTAGTAGCCGCGCACTATCCATACACTTCGTATCTCGTTCATTTCAGCTTCTCCGGTTAGCTCACTTGTCTTGATTTTCATTTCACTTCTCCTTGTCATTTAAAAGTTCATCAGATGAAGAATACTTATCTTGCTTGGCAACCCACTGAACCCATGCTTCCCATTCGCCTACGTCAGCAGGGTTGGGCTGATCAAGTTCCGTGCGTATCGCCCACTCAATCCACTCATCATCGCTCATTTGACCAAACCTCCTTTGTTGTTTAATCCATGCAAGTCTTCAGGGTTGGTCACAAGTACGTAGTTTGATTTGTGCATCGGCGCGACAGTCCAACATAGCCGTTCCATACGCGCATGCTCTTCGCCACACAAAAGGCAGGTGTGATAGCCAAGCGCCCACCGGTCTGCGGTAACATCATCGCCACACCACGAACAAAAATAATTATCATCCACATGCTTTTCCTCTCATTAAAGTTCACCACGTTGGTGAATGGTTAGTTAAGTATGTGTGCCGAACACTTTGCTCGACCAACAAACATATTATCTCATAACTTTACAAATGAATCAAGCGACTGTGTAAAAAAGATATACATGGTAGTAGGGTTTTGTTCTATTTGTTCCAGTTTGTTCCAAAAATTAATTTTACTAATTCTTCAAGAAAATGAGGGGGTTGGGTGTTGTAAGTTATTGTTCTATATAATAAATATTTTTTAAAAATATATATAATAAGTAAACTTGTTCCATGTTCTAGCGATTTTGAAAATAAGAGGGGGGGTAAAATTAAATTAAGGCGAGATTGTCTTTGCACTTGCCGAGCTACTTAAACGACCCTGCTACTTCCTGTTCCTCCCTCTCTTATTAAAAAAACGTGGAACATTGGAACAAACGCACTTAAGTCCTTGAATACAAAGCGTAAATCTGTTCCATAAGTAAAATCGAAAAATGGCACAATCAGAACAAATCTTGGAACAAACTGGAACAAAGCGTACTTCGCTAAAAGAATTTCTAAATTCACCACGTGGTGAACGACTATTTAGCTGGGAGTTCAGTCAGCGTCAGTTCTGAAATTCGTTGTCGAAGTATTCGGCATGAGGGAATTCCCACGCTCACTTGGCGCGCGCGCAAACAAAGAACTGGTTTCAAATAGCAGGCACAAAAAAAGGGGCAGAGCCGAAGCCCTGCCCCTCAAAATTACTTGGCTAATTCGTTGTTAAACGCAGCCCAAGCACGCGACAATTTTTCAGCGTTTGGCGCGGTCGTATCGCCCTTCGCCTTTGCGTTTTTGGCGCGTGTGAAAATAGTGTCCTTGGTTTTTGCCACGAACGCAGCAAAATCAAGATTCACTGTGCGCTTACGCTCACCTTTTGGCTTGCATGAGTCGATTAAGCGTTTGAGCTTTTGGCTCGCGTACTTGCTGAACTTGTCACGCAGTTCGCCTACGATCGAGTGTAGATTTGGCGTGTCCTTGCGGAGCGCACCAAAAGCGTGTGTGGTGTACGCCGTTGCTTGGTGCACGCCGATTGTCACGCAATTCTTACCTTCGACCGGTGCTTTCACTGGCACGTAATTATCAGCGCCCTCTTTCAAATAAACCACAGGAGGATTATTTTCGTTGTAGCGCAATTCAAAGCCGAGCATCAGTTCTGTTTTGTGCTCATCACTGATCTCGCCAGTGGCGATCGTTGGGATCAATTCTTTCGCAATAACACTGAAATCATTATCCTTATCAGTGTGGAGCGAGAACTGATAACCGAGATCCTTCACGCTATTGATTGAAGGCGCTGTGCTTTGTTGCTTGATGGCTTTTGCCATGTCGTTACTCCTAATTAATCACTCGGCGCTGCGCTACTTGTGTCCGCGTTTTCGTCGAGTGAGATAATTATGGATGACGCAGCCCAATACGTCAAGTTTTCACCACGTGGTGAACACCTATTTAACGCGACCGCTCGCCACGTTTCGCCCCGCTCGCTACGCGCGCGCCGACAAATAACTGGCATCAAAATTTGGGCACAAAAAAAGGGCGAAGCCGAAGCCTCGCCCGCGTAGTTAGATTATGCTGCTGCGTGATTCGCGCAGTTCATCTATAAGGTTATTAGTTAAACCTGTCCCAGTTATCGTTAGCAACACGACAACCAACGTGTAACCATACGGCACTGTATCTGCCATGCCGCCGACAACCCAAGATAACATCAAGACGTGTGCAATCAAAGTTAGTATGCGTAACATAGTTTTCTCCAAATAAAAAGCCGGTAACCGACCGGCGGCGGTGCTGCTTGTTAGACTAGATCTAACTCGCGCTGCTTGTTCCAATACGTATCTGCCATGACTAGCGCAGGATAACCTTGGATACCTTGAAGGCTTAGTCCAAACAAAACGAGCTTCTTAGAAGACCGACCTGCGTCAGCCTTAAGCGCTCTGACTACTTTGTTGAACTGACGGACGCCTAACCATTTTCTACAGTCAGCTATGGCTTGCGCCTTAGCGTCTTCTGTATCAGTTAGGTTGTATTGGATTTCGTATCCCATAACGTTCTCCAAGTATGTCGACGAGGCACGGCACAGCGAAGATGCTGTGTTGCGTCTTTTGGCTTTTCCTCGTCGACAGTTAGAATCTTACGCGACACACCCTGATACGTCAAGTTTCCCCAAGCCGAACCCCACTATCCCCCAACCCCCCAAATTCCATTTACCTCCCCTGCAAACCCCAAACCCCCTAACGCGCACAAATAATCCAAATTTTCCCCAAGTTCACCCCCACCCCCCTCATTTAGAAAGACCCCCCGTCATCTTTTTGGTACCATGCCAAAAAATATTGTATATTCAGCAATATGCAGACATTCGTCCCCGAGATCGAAGAGAACATCCCTCTTCCCGCAAACGCTACTGAAGCGATGCCGGACTTGACACCGCACGAAGAATTGAATATGCGGGCGAGAACAATTAAGTTGATTGCTGATTTGAACGAAACGCCTATCACACCGACTCAAGAAGATCAAGATGCGGCGGGCGCACTGGCAAAACAAATGATGCAAGACCCAAAAATGCGTCCTGACTACGCTAAATATCCTAACGAAGTGATGGCCTACCTTGCAGGGATGGTCGCACAGACACAGTGTTCGTTAGTCGATGAGCTATCTGACTTAAAGATGTATGTCATTAACAAGCTCATCTTTGAAATTGAGAATGCTAAAGACGCCAAAACACGTGTTGCAGCTCTAACAAAACTAGGTGAAGTCGATGGCGTGGACGCTTTTAAGAAGCGTTCTGAGGTCACCATGAAGGTGCTGCCGATCGAAGAGGTAGAGAAAGAACTTCTTAACACCTTAGAGAGCATTGAGTACCACGTGATTGAGGATGTTCCGGCTGAATCGTCAGGCGATACAGAATGTTCCAGTCAAGACTAACTGCGTCTGACCTAAACAAACTACGAAAAGCGCTTCCCACAATGCCGGAGAAGCAAAAACGGCGCACTGCGGAGCTTTTAAAGAAGTACAACGATGAGATGACCCGTGAATACGGGAAGAAATCGTTCTTGGACTTCATTCGGCACGTCTATCCGGGCTACAAATTCGGTCCACACCACATAAAACTGATCGAAATCTTTGAAGCAATTGCTCGTGGCGAGAAAAAACGAGTGATTGTGAACATCGCACCTCGTCATGGTAAGTCTGAGCTGATCTCTTACCTTGCTCCAGCGTGGTTTTTGGGTAACTACCCCAATAAAAAGGTGATCATGGGGTCACACACGGCTGATTTGGCGGTGAATTTTGGTCGTCGGGTGCGAAATCTCGTAAGTTCAGACCGATATAAGGACGTTTTCCCTCAAGTTGAGCTGCAAGCGGACTCAAAGTCGGCTTCTCGTTGGGGCACGAACTTTAACGGTGAGTATTTTGCCATTGGTGTGGGCGGCGCACTGGCTGGACGCGGTGCTGACCTCTTTATTATTGATGACCCACACTCAGAACAAGAGGCAAAGCAAGGTAGACCCGATGTGTTTGAGCCTGCATGGGAATGGTTTCAGTCCGGTCCTATTCAGCGTTTGATGCCCGGTGGCGCAATCATCGTCGTGATGACGCGTTGGTCTAAGTTAGACCTTACTGGCAAGATTATCGACCACATGATTAAGAATGATGACTCCGATGAGTGGGAAGTCATCGAGTTTCCAGCGATATTGAACGACGAACCGCTTTGGCCTGAATTCTGGACGCTCGAAGAGCTGATGGCAAAGCGCGCTGGCATGGATATTCGGTATTGGCAAGCGCAGTATATGCAGGACCCGACCTCAGAGGAGGGGGCGCTAATCAAGCGCGAGTGGTGGCAGGTCTGGGATAAAGATGACCCGCCGCAGTGTGAATTCATTATCATGTCGCTCGACGCGGCACAGGAAGCAAACAACCGGTCTGACTTTAATGCGTTGACGACGTGGGGAGTATTCTTCAACGAAGAGACGAACAACTATGCGATCATACTTCTTAACGCGATTAAGCAACGCATGGAGTATTCAGACTTAAAGGCTCTTGTACTAGAAGAGTATAAGGAGTGGGAGCCTGATGCGTTCATAATAGAGAAGAAATCATCTGGCTCGGTGCTGTACCAAGAAATGAGCCGTATGGGTGTACCGGTTCAACCGTTCACACCGGGTAAAGGGCAAGACAAGATTGCACGGGTTAATGCAGTATCAGCTCTCTTTCAAGGGGGCGTTGTATGGACACCAGATAGGCGTTGGGCAAGAGAGGTTGTAGAGGAATGTAATGATTTCCCGAGCGGCTCGCATGATGACTTGGTGGACTCGACAACCTTAGCGCTATTACGTTTTCGGCAGGGGGGTTTTATTCGGCTTCCGACTGATGAACCTGAACCGATTAAATTATTTAAGTCCCATCGAAACGCTGGGTACTACTAGGAGATTTAGATGGCAATTGAAAAGTCATTGTACGAAGCCCCTCAAGGCTTAGAAGCCCTTGCTGTGGATGAGCCGGATATCGAGATTGAGATTGAAGATCCTGAGTCAGTCAACATCAAAGCCGACGGCATGGAGATTGAGATCGGCAAAGAGGTTGAAGAAGACTTTGGCGAGAACTTAGCTGAAGTTATTCCTGATCAGGTCTTAGCGACGATCGCTGGTGACTTGCTGGGTGACTATGACTCAGACCTTACTGCACGTAAAGAGTGGCTTGACACGTACGTAAAAGGACTGAAGTTGCTTGGGCTTAAGTATGATGAGCGTACTGAACCGTGGCCCGGTGCGTGTGGTGTGTATCACCCGCTCTTGATGGAGAGTGCAGTTAAGTTTCAGTCAGAGACGATCATGGAAACGTTCCCAGCGATGGGACCGGTGAAGACGCACATCATTGGCAAAGAAACACCTGAGAAGCGCGATGCGTCGGTGCGTGTTCAAGATGACATGAACTACCAGCTCACAGAGGTGATGAAGGAGTACCGCCCTGAGCACGAGCGCATGTTGATTAGCTTATGCCTGTCAGGTAATGCGTTCAAGAAAGTTTATTTTGACCCAAGCCTAGATCGTCAGGTTGCAGCGTTCATATCGTCTGAAGATATCGTTGTGCCTTACGGCGCGATGAATTTAGAAAATGCTGAGCGTATTACGCACCGCATGCGTAAGACGAAGAACGAGCTACGCAAACTGCAAGTGGCTGGGTTCTACTGTGATGTAGACCTTGGCGAGCCGATGAACGTGCTTGATGAGGTTGAAAAACAAAAAGCACTTGAGACTGGGTTTACTGCAAACACTGACAACCGTTTCCAGCTGCTTGAGATGCACGTCAACCTTGATCTTGAAGGTTACGAAGACAAAGATAAAAACGGTGAACCCACAGGGATTGCGTTGCCGTATGTAGTGACGATTGAAAAAGGCACGTCTAAAGTCCTTGCGATCCGTCGCAACTGGCTAGAAAGCGACCCGTTAAAAGAGCGGCGTCAGCACTTTGTGCATTATGGATACATCCCCGGTTTTGGCTTTTACTACTTTGGTTTAATCCATCTGATCGGTGGTCACGCTAAAGCGGGTACGTCCATTATGCGTCAGTTGATCGACGCAGGAACCCTGTCTAACTTGCCGGGTGGTTTGAAGGCGCGTGGGCTTCGTATTAAAGGCGATGACACGCCAGTATCGCCGGGTGAGTTCCGTGATGTGGACTTGCCGTCGGGTGCGATCCGCGACAACATCTTGCCGCTGCCATACAAAGAGCCAAGCCAAGTATTGATGGCGTTGATGAATCAGGTGATCGAAGACGGTCGTCGCTTTGCTGCGGTGTCTGATCTAAAGATTAGCGACATGAGCGCTAACTCGCCTGTGGGCACAACGCTAGCCGTGCTAGAGCGGATGCTGAAGGTGATGAGTGCGGTTCAAGCGCGTGTCTACTACGCGATGAAGCAAGAGTTCCGTTTATTAGCGGGCATTATTCGTGACAACACACCGCCTGAATACAACTATGAGCCAGAAATTGGCAATAGGAAGGCCAAGCAATCCGACTACGATCACGCCGACATACTACCTGTAAGTGATCCAAACGCAAGCACCATGTCGCAACGCGTGGTGCAGTTCCAAGCGGTGTTGCAGTTAGCAGCTCAAGCGCCACAGATTTACGACTTACCGTACTTACATCGTCAGATGATTGAGACGCTGGGCGTGAAAAACGCAGACAAGATTGTGCCGGTTGAAGAAGACATGAAGCCGGTTGATCCAGTAACGGAGAACATGAACATCCTGAAATCCAAGCCTGTTAAAGCCTTCATCTACCAAGATCACGAGGCGCATTTACAAGTACAGATGGCTGCGATGAAAGATCCGAAGATTGCGGCAATCATGGGTCAGAACCCACAAGCACAAGCAATCCAAGCTGCTGCAAT